TTGTTGCTTGGTGGTATGCCAGCAAGATACGCTACTGCTCTCATCGAATTTGATCCCAAAAATTTTCAGTTGCTTGGCGACATTCATCCAGTGCATCATTGTATACCATTGCTTGATCAACAACATCTCTCCAATTCCGATCTACATCTGCAAATGCCGGCGGGTGCTTCATGTGTTGAAATTTGCTGCTCCAGGCACCTACTACAATCACCCGACGTTTTAGCAATGTGGCCCAGTATGCTCCATGATAGCTGTTGGTTAATACTACTTCTGCCGATCCCAGCAATTCAATAGTCTGTTCAATGTTGGCACCTGAGTTTATAAATCTTGGTATAGGGTCATTGCCAAAGGCTCGGCTTTTGATCAATTGCTTTTTGTGTTCAAACCAGATCACAGGATTTCGAACACTGTATTTCTTAGTCAACGCAGGATGCATGCAACTAGCACAAGGTGCCCAGTCATAATTTTGTCCAAAATCTCTTATTCCTACCCGGTTAAACTTACGCATCGATGCTGGGTATTCTATTTTATCTGAGGGCCCGTTGTGGCCTGCTCCCCAAATATACTTTGGTGATGTACTTTGTGGAAGATCGTTGCGAATTTCTTTCAATAATTCAGTGTATGTATTTTTGAATTTTTTGTGCAGGTCTCGATTGTTTTGATCAACTAAGTTCCACTTAATAGTCGAAAGTTGTTCTAATTGCAGTCTGTCGGGGGTAGACAAAACTTTTTCAGCAATATCACCAAAGAATTCGTTTTCTATTAGACCTCCACCGCCCAATATCAATGGAACATCAATTGGGTAGTCTTCTGAACCAAAATTAGCAACATCCACTGTTTGGTATTCATTGTCTTTAAGAAAGTATTGCAATGGGTTGGATGCAATATCGCCAACATTGTTGGGATCTCGGCGGTGTGCTACTACAAATTTAACCATAATGTTTTAGAATCTTTAGTGCTGTACCGTTGGCCAACTCTGATGTATGGAATTGTCCGTAGGCAAGATAACAAGCCCATCGATAGCGCAAATCTTCGTCAGCATAGAATGGTGTTTCTATTTGCGCGATGTCTGTCGATGCCACTGAACGGGCTGCATGTGTTGGTGCCAGCACTACAGCAGGTATACCATTAATTATACTTTCAACTGCTGCTACACTATTAAACGTAACCACAGCAAATACATCTTGTTTCAAAGCATCAACAAAACGATTGGCTTGTCGATCAGATCGTCGAGGGGCACGTTCCCTGACCACTATGGGCCTGTCAGTGTATTCTTTTAATCTTTGTATAGTGCTGTCTATCCACTGCTGCCTTTCTATGCCGTAAAACTTACCAGGTTTGTCGTCGGGCAAGGCCAACAGTATATTACGTCCTGTTCTGCGCCAGGGCTGTAATTTTATTCCTAATCTGCGCCAGCGGTCATCGGGTCTTGGTTTGATTTCGTTGTGCTGCAAATCATTTAATACAACTCTGTGCCACTGCTTGAATCCTAAATTGCCAAAGTAACCAGTGTCCATGTAGTAAAATGAACGTTGGTCGGCCCAACAACGTTGCATGATTTTGTACTTGAGTATGCCACGCAGTACAATAGGTTCTTGGCTGGATTCGTATACAAAGTCGTCAAGATTTATTGCTTGCTGGCCCGAGCCTCGGGCAAAAGCATTTATAAATTCATCTTGACCATCTTTGCTGATGAAAATCATATATTGTGTTGTTGGCAGTATTCTGTGAGAATACGTTCTCTGTGCCAGTCTTCAGCTTGTGGTGTATCGGCGAACTCGTGAAAGCATGGCGTGCCAAGTGTGTAGTGCAGTAACTTAGCGTCGGCATTTGGCCCGTATTCATCGGGCAACCAGTTCCATTCCGGCGGTAGTTCGCCGATACGTTGATCTTCTAGCCAAGTAAAGCGATGAAGAAAGCTACCAGTAGAATGTTGTACGAAATCTGGAGTAAGACGACGGTTAGGAAAACTGCTGCAATTCCAAATAATAACGCTGCTCCAGTTTTTACGAGGATAGTTTTCATTTTTTGCTCCAAGGTATTTAACTGGCATCTTTGTTTCGTAATCATGCTTGACTACTTGTACATCGCAAGTTGGATCTCGCAAGTCCCAAAGTTCAGCAATATCCCCTTGAACAATCATATCGCCGTCAACGAAGATTGCATGTCCTTCGTAGTCTTGCAAGTATGGAACTAAGAAACGTGTGTAGATAAAGTGATTAGAACCGTCAGTGTGTGTTTCACTATAATCTTTGAACAAGTTTAATGCCACGGGAACAATAGCCACAGGCCTCGAACTGTTGCGAATTATGGAATTAACACAGGTATGATATGCAATGGCTTCTCTAGGATCATATCCTATGTAAACAGGAATGGCTTTCATTTTTTACACACTGACAAAATGTATCTTCCGTGATGATAGTGGCGTACTGAACCAAAAAACTTATTTAACAATTGATCAATTGTTTGTTCTGTGAACGCACGAGTCCATTCTGGTTTTTTCTTTACTGGGAGACTCAATATAACAAAGCAATCCGCTGAATCCGCAATGTTACCTAATGTAAACTCCGGATCTTGCACATACTCTAGTACCCCCAGTAACAATGCCACATCAAACTTTTTGTCCAATGCTAGAGGTTGATCCAAGTCTGCCACAATATCAGCAGTGTCAACTCGATCTATACCAACATAGCTCGATGGCGAAATATAGTCCAACACTTCCTGGTTACCACAACCAAAGTCTACAACACTGACATTGTTGGGTATGTAGGTTTTTACAAAACCCCATCGATCACTCCAGGGATTTTTCATCGACGCTCAATATCCTCTTCTACACAGTTAGTACCATATTGAATTTCAATAAGCTTTAGCGGTTGATCGGTTTCGTTACACAGTTGGTGCCACTCTTGACACGCAATGAAAGTATGCTGGTGCATTTCCAAGTAGCATTTAACATCTGCGTCAGTGCTGGCTTGATCTAGTGTATACACTGTGGCTGTGCCTTCTGCTACAAACCAAAACTCTGCACGTTGGTCATGCCGCTGCATGCTAAGACAAGTCTTGGGAGCTACTGTAAGCTCTTTGAGTTTGGTATTGGCTCCCACTTCGTGCAGCACACGGTAGTACCCCCATGCACGTTGAGTCTTGGGTTTTTTCCAATCCTCTAAAATCCAACTTGAGCTGTTCTTTTTGTCTTCTCCGCCTACACCAAACACAAATGTTGTTGCCGAATCAGCAATGTCCATTTCGGGGATATTGTCCTTGGTACGATCGCCGCCGTTGGCAAATACAATTTCAGCATCGGGATATTTGTTTCGTACTCTGACAATGGCATCTTTGCTGGAACCGTCGTCGTCGTTGTAAGTGATAACTTCATCAACTATACGCAGTGCGCTGACTAATTCAAAACGCTCGGTCATAGGCATAAATGGCTTGCCTTTTTTACGGGCTAACCATTCATCTGAATTCAGGCCTACTATGAGTTTGTCGCCTAGCTTTTTTGCAGCGTGAAAGTATGCTAGATGCCCACTGTGAATAGGGTCAAAACCACCGGTTACAATTACAATTTTCATACAGGTATTTACAGGCTGTCTGCATCACACTGTAATATCTTCCATACCAGCTGTGCGCAGTTTGGTAATGTGTCCAAGCTGCCACTGCTTGGTATCTAGGCCTTTCATTATGCCCAGCCACTTGTTACGCAACAATGCAACTTCATTGATAATGGTTTCAAAATCAATTACTTCGTCCTCACCATCCACATACTTTTCAGCATCTCTACTAGTAAGTGCGCGGGCATAGGCTTCCAAATACTTTTGAAAGTGCTTTCTACGAATCTTGCGAAGTTGAATGTTGAGAAAATTAAGCACTGCTTCAATCTCTTGTAATTGATTGAAGCGATGCTCAGTAATGCCGGGCAACTCCTTGACGTTTTTTTCAACAAGGCCGCCGATTCGACATTCACGTTTGGCGTCTTCCAGCTCGCGCTCATAGTACTGAATAAAATCAGGTATGTTTGCTAAATCTGCTACTATACGACTATACCACATTGAATTCCTCTACTAACCAAGGAAAAGATTTTTGCCAATTTGTTTTTCTTCGTCTGTCAATTTCTTCTAAGAAAACTTTAAGTTGTCTTAAAGACTCGGCATCTTTGGTTGCAAATCTTAGTTGTTGCCTTATACCATTCATATAATCCTGCTGTGCGCCTGGTTTCATTAATGCAATAATTTCATCAAAGTCATTGCCAAAAAAATCAGCACCAAAAACTTCAGGATGTAAAAATTTGTATGTAGACACAGGCAAAGAAAAGTAATGTCCGATCGGTCTTGACTGAGATAACTCATTGACATACTTTAATAAGTCGGGCACTTGTTTTAAAATTAAACCTGTTAAAGTTTGATTTATGTTCAATGTAATCCATTTGCATGATGCAGCATATTCGAAGTTTTGTTTCCACGTTTCCTCGTTGAAACCATAACGAACATAGGTTTGAGACTCACCAAAACTGTCAACACTAGCAGTTAAATCAAAACGCTTTATATGTCTTTTCGCAATTAATTTTTTTATTACGTCGATTACAGATTGAAATTTTTCAAAATTAACAATCATGTTACTAACTGCATTTAATTCGAGATCGGGACAGGGATTTGTTTCAAAAAAATCTAAACAGCGGTAGAACTCCTCCTGATAGAATGGTTCGCCTCCGAGAATATGTAGTCTTTCTAAACTCTTTGCATTGACTGTGAACCATTTCCAAAATTCTTCAGTTAACCTCTGTTGATCAACAGAGCGCGAACGATTGTCAATTATTACTCCGTCTTTTTCAAATCTTCCAAACTTTTTATTTTCTTGTTCAATTTTACTACTAAACCCATCCCAGCAGTAAACACATGATAAATTGCAGGTATTGTTAAAATATATTTCTAATACTCGGGGGCCAACATTAACAGCCATCGGATCAGACATAAGTTCAGGAGGCACCAAAGTAGGAATTTTTAAATTTGCCTGTCTATCACTAATTCCCCCTGCTTTTTCAATGTTCTGACAATACTCGCATCCGCCTTGTGGCCATTGACCCGATAGCATAAGTCTTCTATCGTGTAGCTTTTTTGGAGTATTATGAAAATTTGAAAAGGTCTCTGGATTGATTGTATCCCCCAAGACTCTATGACAACTACTTGTTGTTCCTTCTCGCAACAGCACAGTGCTCCAAGCCCATTTGAGTTTGCATGCAGTTTCTGTGTTAATTGGAAAAGTCTTAGGAGACATTACTCGTCCCAATCCTCGCCGTAATCTTCTTCGTCTTCTTCCTCGACTTCTTCTTGATCATCGTTGATGTAGGATGCTAAGGCTCGTTTGATATCTGCGTCGCCTTTGAAAGCGTCACGAATATCCTCGGCATCTTCGTCGTTGTCGATCAGCAAAGAAACCAATACTTCTGCTGCTTCTCCGCGATCCACAGTGTTGAGATAACGCTTGAGTTCGCCCCAAATTTCGCTGGCAATATCTGAATACATTAAACCTCCTCGTTGTCAGATTCGCTGGTACTTACCTTATCTGCTTGCTTGCCAAAATCTAACATGACTTTGTCCAGACACCCATCCTCATTGCTTTCCCAGGCCTTGCGGAAGTATTTGAGAATTTCGCCGTCGCTGGTAACAAACATCAGTCGGTTGCCGTCTTTTTTCAGCATGCCTTTCTTCTCGGCTAAGTCTACAAGACCTGAGTAAGGATTCATACCTGTTTCATAAGGAATCTTGACCTGTACACCTTCAAAGGGCTTGGCATATCGAGTTTTCATAACCTTACATGCTGAACGAATACCCATGACTTCGGAAATCTTGTTGCCGTCTTCGTCTTCTTTGAGTTTGAGCTTCTTCATAGCAACAACAATAGAACTGGCGTAAATGAAGCCTTGCCCGCCGGAGATTTTATCGTCTGGGTCAAACATATCCTGACTTGCGTATGTGTGGTTGGTACACACAAGACCAACATTGTATGAGCCAAACATGTTGACACAATTTCGAACCAGTGCTGTTAGTGCCTTGGGTTTGCGGCCCAGGTCGCCTTTCATTTCACCGGCTTCGAACTGGTTAATGTCGGTTGGAGTCAACAGCATACCCAATGAGTCAATAACAAACAACACCTTGGGACGTTCACCATCGGGCAAGGCCTTGTAATCGCTCATAAAAGTAGCAATGGTCTTGGCAACATCATCAATCATGGCCATGCTAAGTTTCAGCAGTTTGCTTTCATCGGTTGATACGCCCAGGGCATGCAACCAAGCTTCGTCAAGAGCGTTTTCTGAGTCGATCAGCACAACATAGATGCCTTGCTCCTGTGCGTTCTTGATGATATTGCCACTACAGATATAGCTCTTGCCTGCGCCAGATTCGCCAGCAAACACAGTTACTTTACCTAGCGGAACACCTTTGTTGAAGTCTCCAGAGATAAGATAGTTCAACGCATAGTTACCTGTTGAAATCCAATCAGTTGGATCGTTGAAGCCGATGGAGAGTCCATCAATGCTTTTGGTAATTTCCTTACGGAATTTTGAAATGTCAAATGGTTTTCCCATAACCCTTACTTTCTAAAAAATTTATTACGATACTTGCAATTTTTGCATGTCCGTCTTTTACTGGATGACCAGATTCAAAAGCGCATCCTTGTATTAACGATTCGTATGATTTATCAGATATAAATTTTGTCCAGTCAATGTTAGATTCTAACATCTTAACTATTTTAAATTTATCTTCAATTTGTTGATCGTTGTTGTTATCAAACACAGACATATTGTACTTGAGAATTTGTCTAAAGTGTTTTAGTTCAATGTCTCTATGCAAATTATTATTAAACGTGTCTAGAAAAAAGCAAGAAACACCATTGGTAATCGACAATGATTGCAACGATATAACTTGATGCAGCATATCTACATAATTTTTATATCCATTGAAGAATAATTTAAAAGCTTCTTTTGAATCATTGTTTGAAGGAATGTGTTGATAAATTCTTCCAGGTTTTGGTCCAAAAGTCGCTCCTGTTTCAAACCGTGTCCAGGATGTTAAAAACACCAATGCCAATTTAGGTTTTTCCAATATACCGTTAACTGCTTTTCTGTAAATTCTATAATTGCTAGAACCTGCACGAGACTTATCTATTAACTCGAAATTAAAGTGTTTAGAGACAAGATTGGGCCATCCTAGTTGACGATGGCCCAATTTCTCTTCTAACGGCCAGCAACTAGTCCAACTGTCCCCGCTGACTAGTATTTTGGCCATATATCACTTGCTTTGACGAGCACGAATCATTGCTAGAATGTCTTCAGCTTTCTGTGCTGGTTTGGCAGCGGCTTGCACAGGTGCAGTAGCAGCAGGTGCGTCCTCGACATCAAACGGAGGATCTTCTGCCACTGGGGCAGCTTTAGCCACTGCAGGTGCAGCCGCACGTGGTGCAGGTGCATCTTCGTCAGTACTAGCT